GTCTTCTAAGCATTCCTCCTAGAGATTATATGCCCCCTACCTATCTGTTTCTATCTCTTGCACTCTTAGAGTTGTGACATGAGCTGCAGAGAGCTTGTAGGTTGTCTAAGCTATAGATTAAACCTCCTTTGTTAATAGGTATAATATGATCTATAGTATTAGCAGTTGTATATCTATTCTTATCCATACACATCACACATAATGGTTGTCTATGTAGTACTAACTGCCTAACCTTTTGCCATTGCTTACTCTTGTATATCTTAGAGTTAGATCTATCCATTCCTTTGAATGCATTAGCTTTCTGCTCTACATACTTACTCCTAGCCTTTACTGCTAATGTAGTTCTATTACCTTTAGGTATTGTTGGCATTGCTTATAGCTTCTATTAGTGTAGCTACATCCTCATTAGTTATAACACCTAATAGCCTACCCATTACTATAAGGCCTGTAATGATATACATGATTAGCTTAGGCCAGTTGATAGAGCCTGGAGCATTGTACTCATCGTCTTGTATGTTGTAGGATATTTCCTCGAGCACTCTACCAAATGGTAAGGCTGGTAATATACCCTTAAATAGTTGCTTAATAATTAGCTTAAATTTCATTAATCTGTTGTTTAAAATAGTTGTTAATTGTTTCTATACACTCATCAAGGCCCTTGCATACTACTGCATGATAGCCTCTATTATTTAAGTCTTTAATCCATTTTTTTTGTACTTGACTAGCATAGCATTTATGATCTAATTTAATCTCTATAAATAAGCCATGATATTTACCTATTGGCTCAGTTATCTGTAAATCTGGAAAACCTGCTACATAACCAGTATCTTTAGCCTTTTTTCTTTGGCTTACATATTTTTGGTATTGACCTCCTAAACTAGCACAATATCTAATTCCTGGATATTGCAGCTTAATATAGTCAATTACTGCCTTTTGTAACTGGGCCTCAGTTCTACTGCTTTGCATCCCATCCCATTTCTGTAATCTTTTCTAGCTCTATAATATCATCTATTTTATCATATAAAGCTATGCAGCTTGAGTATAATTTAGATGTTCTATTACCCATAGGTTCATTTATATCAATTCTCTCTCCTAAAGATCTTCTTTTTTTTAGGCTTTCTTTCCAGGCCTTATTACCTAGTTCTTTGTATTTAGCTATTTCTTTTTTAGTTAGTTTAATGCTTTTACGTTTCCAGAAATAGTCAAATATTGCTAAAGTACCAAAATCTATTTTAGGCTCTTTTAGTTCTTTTCTTTCCTCTATGTATGGCAATACACAATTTTTAATAAATTCTGCTTCTATTGCAGTTAATTCTATTTTTGTAGGTATTGCTTTTTTTACTTTTTTACTCATGGTATATTCTTTAATTTTTAGTTGTTTAAATTTATTGTAATTTACTAAAACTTTACCAAATGTAACAGAATCCAATTTTTGGTACATTTCTATCTGAAGTTTACCTGCTACTGCTAATCTAAATGCATGCTTTATTTCATCTGTTGTATAGTTTTGGTAATTACTCAATATAAAGCCATTTAATACACTTTCCTCTATTTCGTTAAGTTGGTTATCCTTTTTTATATTTAATAGCACATACAAGTAATTAATCATAGTAGATATGCTGCTATGCTCATCTAGTTGTCTTATCTTAGTTTGTTTACTATAAACTAACTCCAAAGGCTCTGCTCTCTGAGAAATCGCTACTTCGTTTTTTTTCATTCTTATGCTCTTTTTTTAACCAGCTTAATAGAGTTAAGTATAAGCTGCTATAGTTCTTATTCTTTTTGTAGTTCTTAATCTGTCCTATCATATAATCTATTTGATCCTTTGTATAGGTTTCTGATAGTTTATTAAATTCTGTAGTAGATAAACGCAAATGAGCGAAGCTAATATATAAATCATTTACATTTACATTAACATTATCATTAACATTTACATTAGGTTTGTGTTTGGTTAGGCTTTGGTTAGCTTTAGGTATAATTTGCTTTGGTTTACCTCCTTTCTTACCATTAATATACCTTTGTTGGTTAGCATCTAGCTGTGGCTTAATTAAGCTAAATAATGCACTACATACATTGTCTAATTTACTCTGCTCCTGGTTTAATGCATAGTTAGCTATTGCATCAAATAAATCAGCTTTTTGCTCCTTTTCGAGATACTGAGTAGCCTCATAAAATGATCTGTAAAATATAAAGCTATCTCTCATTTTAAATATATTTTTTTAAGTATAGCAGCCATAACATTAACTGTAATAGAGTTTCCTGCTTGCTTGTAAAGTTGAGTATCTGAATTTACTTTTTGAGCCATAGAAAACTCTTTATCTGTAAAGCCTTGTAACCTCCAACATTCAAGTGGAGTTAATCTTCTTATTTTTTTATTTTTTTCAATAGCTTGATTATTACCTGTATCTAAACAATAAGTAGTTCCGTCTTGTTTACTAAGATGACCAGTTCCACCTTTTCCTGTTTTACTTGATCGAGGATATAAAGAATGACAAATATATTGCTCTGTTCTACCACATTTGTAATAACTACTAGTAATTGTTCTAGAACAATCTTTTATTTTATCTTGTTCTATATTTTTATTTATATTAAAAGTTGTTTTACTAGTTCGTTTTAAATATTTAATCTTTTCTTCAGACAAAATGTATTTACTGTTTGGATTGTCTTGTAATATATCTTTTAGCTTTAATTTTAAAGGAATCTTTACAGGAAAGTTAAAACTCCTCCAATGCTTAAAACCTACTATAAAAATACGCTCTCTATTTTGTGGTATTCCATAGTCTTTAGTATTTAATACTTGAGTGTAAACATGATAACCTAAACCATCCTCTATTGTATCCATACCCATTTGTCCGTTTAATGTACCACCTCCATTAGTAAGCACATCAGTAATAGTTTGGAATGTTTTACCATTGTCATGAGATAACAATCCTTTTACATTTTCAAGTATAAAACATGCAGGTTGATTAACTTTAATAAACTCAGCTACATTATAAAACAATGTACCTCTTGTATCATTAAAACCCCCTCTTTTACCAGCCATACTGAACGATTGACAAGGGAATCCTGCAACATATAAATCTAATTGATCTACCTCTTTATAATCTCTTGTAGTTATATTATCATAAAATTTAAAAGGATTATTTAACGCTAAAAAACTTTGTTTTGCATACTTGTCAATATCACAGGCAAATACATTGTGATGTGGTATGTTTAATCTTTTTAGTGCTGCTTCAGGAGAGCCTATTCCACTAAAATCTGTTCCTACTTTTATCATTTCTTAACTTTTTTAGTAGGCTTCTTTTTAGCTTTCTTTTTTTGCTCTAATTTATCTACTCCATCCCTAAGCATATAGATTAAATCAGTTAAAGCATCATGCAGATCATCTACTGCCTTTGTATTATCTTTAAGCCATCTAGCATCTATCTCCTTTTCGTATGCCCTGCAGCATGCTATAAGATTATTAAAACGCATCTTAATCCTCTGAGCATGTACTCCCTTTAAACTATATAGCTGCTCATGTAATGATTTAAAAGTAGCTAATATTATCAATAGAGATATTTGCTCCTCTTCATTTAATTTTGTATTTTTCATCGTCTTATCTTTTTGTCTTAATTGGAGCTGCACTTGTTGTGGCTCCTTTTTTTATAAATGTAACTCCATCTATATCTATGGATTTAATCATCTTTTTATCAATCCAGTTATAAATGCATTGAGTAGTTACTTTGTGCATATCTGCATAAGTTTTAACTCTGACTAATTCTTTTAGATCTTTGCTCATTTTCTTCTTCTATAAATTTAACTGAATCTCTGATATTTTCGCTTTCTCTATATAACCACTCTGGTATTTCTAGGCAATGTTCATACTCATAATCTCCATCTACCTCTATTAAATTACAATGCTTTTTAGAAAAAAATGCGATACTTTTAAAACCATCTGATATGGCCCAGGCTTTATCAGTATCACATCTTTTAACTCTACTAAGCCTATGAATTAATAGTCTTTTATATTTAATAGCCATTAAAAAGGGAGATTATTATTATCTGATGTGTTTCTATAACCCTCATTACTAACAGGAGCTTTACCCTCCATTACCCACTCTACAAATACTGATGCAGTTTTAATTACTGCTGCTGGATCGTTTTTATTGACTAATTCTGCTGCAGCTTTTAAACATACCTGTTTTACTATTAATAGTTCCTTTTTAGGATCTGTAGCTCTAGGTGTAAATCCGCCTCCAGTACCTCCTGCTGATGGTTTCCAAACAGGTTTAATTTTAGGATATTGTGGATTCTTTGTATCTATTGTATAGGATGCCTCCTCTCCTACTTTAAACTTGTTTTGCGTTTCGTTTATAGTGTTAAAATCTCCACTATCTCCATTTGCAAACTCTACTGCAAACTTATAGAATGTTTTACCATTCCAGTCAAAAGTTCCGTTTCCTTGTACGCTTTTTACTACACTACTTTTTTCCATTGTATAAATTTTTTGTTGTTACTTTATATGATTCTCCCATAAATAACACCCATGTGTTATCCTCTACAAATCCAGTTCTTACTTTTTTAGCTAGTTTTTTAATATTCTCTTTTTTCTTATTCACTCTGTAAAGCTTTAAATAATTAAGCCTCTTTGTTCGCTCTATATATGGCATTGATTAAATCTATTTGTTGATTAACTATTTCTTTTTTAACTATTTCTGCTGCTGCATGCCTTTTGTTATATAAAGCACCTCTCAGAGCAGGTATCTCCTGCTGCACCTTTTGTCTGGTCCTCCATATACTAACAGGATTAGATAGCTGATTATTTGCTAATAAAGTTAATACATATGCACCATCTACATTCTGTAGATTAGGTATCTCTAGGCTCCAAATGTGGCTTATTAAAGCCTGATCATTATCTCTAAATCTAGGATTATTTAGTAGTAATTTGTATATTAAATCTTTTTTCTTAATTACTTGCATCCTGGACTATTTTTAAAAGTTCGTTATTTAATTGTTGTAGCCTATGTAAACTATTTAATTTACCCTCATCTGGCTTAACTAATGATTCAATAAGCTGCTGAGATGTTAAATGAGTAATCTCTAGCTTTTGGCTTAAAAGTTTAATTTTAATTTCTTTGTTCATTGTCTTATCTTTATAGGTTTAAGGAGCCTTACGCTCCTATGTTGTAATAATATTGAGTATTTTTATTTAAAAATGAGATTGTTATTACTAACTGTTCCCAATAAAATAATTTGTTTGTGTAGTTTAATTTCATAATCTTGTCTTTTTGTTAATTAGTACTTGTTTAGAGTTGTAAATTTAAAACTATAAAGTTAATAACCAAAAAAAAATCTAATTATTTTTATCTGCAGCTAAAATTATAATCTCAAATCCTGCAGGAGCTATCTCTAGAAGTTTCTTTTTAGTATTCCTGCTGCTAGTTATATCTAGCTCTCCATCGTTATTAATATCAATAAAATCAGCTCCTACTCCTATGCATCCTTTTAAATCAGTATAGTAGTTAGCCTCATGTATTAGGATAAAATCTCTAAGCATAGTATTCTCTACTAAAAAATGATCCCCATACTTTTGGCTATTTCTAGGAGATACTTTATATCTTCCTGGCAATATGCAGGAGATATTTTTAGCATTGTTTTTAAATGGCAGCTCTAATGTAGCACATTCAAACTCTATATCTAAGCCATTAAATATAAATAGCCTGCCTAGTGTTTGTGTACCATTGTCTTTAATCCTTATTAGTACGCCTTTTTTCATTTTTATAAGCTAAATAAAATTTATACAATGTAAATGCTATACCTATAATTAGACCTAATATTCTTAATACTGGCTCTACCTCTGTAAAGCTCAATCCTATAGCTGCTCCGTTCACTAATATGCTCTCTGTTGTATCTTTATCCATTTTATACCTTTGTTAGTCTTAAACGACCTCCTAATACCTGTGTAGTATTTCTATCTGCATCTACTAATAGAGTAAAATAATCTCCTACATTTATAGTATATGGAGTACCTAAAGCATTAATAGCATTAGTAGTAGCAGTATCTAATAAAGTTGTGTTTGTGCTATCGAATGTGCTTTGTCTTAATAATAATGGCCTAGCTGCATTTGTATAAACTTCATAAGCTACTAATCTATAACCTATAGGTAAGTAAGTTGATGCAATACGCATAGGCGCCCGGCTGTCGTAGCCGTTCATAGTTGTGTCGCTTCCGTCCCTAGTTTTTACAAAATAGTTACCTGTATCACTTAAATTAAAATCTTGAGCAGTTAAGAAAAACCATAGCTCATCTGTGCCAGGATCTAAATAACTTCTATGCCCTATATTAGTACCAAAAAAATGACTATTTGTATATTGTACAAATAAATTATTTGAAACGGCTTGATAAGTAAAAGCACTTTCTCCGCCAAAATTACCGTTGTCGTTAAATTGTACGCTATTGGTTGGGCTTGCCGGTGTACCGCCGCCGCTTGCGTTAATTGTAACTACTCCAGTACCACCTGCAGGAGATATGCTTATATCTGTACCTGCGACAATTTGCGACACTCCTCCACCACCAGTAATTACATTAGTTAAATCATTGCTTTGTATCATTAATACAGAGCCTACAGGATAACTCCTAGATAATGTTTTAGCTTTAATACTTATCTTTGGACTACCTGCAGGTTTAGCAGCATAAGTTTCTAAATATGTAAAATTACCTCCGTTATCATCACAGAGCATTATTTTTTGGTTTATTTTTAAATTACATCTTATGCCTGTTAAATCAAACTCATCGCCATCACTATAGATAGCTGCAGGAATAGCTACAGTAGTTATACCTAGCTCATTACTTTTAATTAATGATAGTACTGCATCGTTTACATTAGTACTATTTGCTCTAAGATTATCTTTGCCTGGTATTTTTTCAGGTAATGGACTACCTGTTCCATGACCTCCTGTAACTATTGGGCCAGGATCAAAGGGAGGATTAGGATCGTTATTTATATCCTCTGTTTCATTAAATACCTCATTTTCGTTTACATCTAATTTATACCATGAGCCATTCCATTGTTCATTAGCTGCATTATAACTACCCTGCATAAATATCCATTTACTAGGAACAGTGTTTATATAATCCTCAAAGTATAGGTATTTATGAGCTTCATAGTTTGTAGATTCAATAGTACCCTGCCAAATGTTTACTGGCTTGTTTTGTCCTTTTAAATACTCTCTGCAGAGTAATCTAGTAGGAGATATATAAGAGCCAAAATTAACATTTTTCATTCCAGTAATAGGAACAAAATCTCCAGCATCGTCAAAAGCTAAAGTTTTTATACTATCTGACTCTCCTAATACTACACCTAATTTAACATCTCCTAAATTAAAATCTGGATTAGTAACTGATGGAGTTTGTTGAGCCATGTATATAGCACCTTGATTGTTAGTATCATTAGCAGCATAAGCTAAACTACATGGATTTATTATCATGGCTGGCCCTCCCATCTGAGCCATTGTATTTATTTGTTGTGTAGTAGTTAATGGAGGATTAGCAGGATTAAACCATAATGCTACTGCTATTATTAAATCATCGTAACTAGCAGATAATGGTATAGCAGGCACCGAATCTAAAAAAGTAATAACTGCAGAGTATTTAAATTGTAACTCTCCAAAAAATGGAGGAGGAGGAATCTCTACATTTTGAAAGTATAATTTTACTGTAGTTGTTGCTGCAGGTAAATCATAGTCAAATATCGGAGTACAAAATGGATTCTGTGCAGTACCTTGCACCCTTACCTCATTGTTAGCATCCTGGCTCCATTCAAAATTACCTAAAGATACATTAGAGCCATTATCTGAGGAATTTAAATTAATGTTACAATTAAGATAATAAGATCCAGATTTAAATTTACATGTAAATAATGTAGAGCTTGCTAATCCTTGTAAATTATTCTGCTGCACTCCTCCTACTACTCCTAATGGTTGAAATGGTCCAGCAGGATTAGGCATTGTATGAGTTTGCTGAGTTTGTAAATTTAAACTTAATAGCATGTTTGCACTACCTCCTCCTAAAATACCTATGGTAGTAAAAGTATCATAATCCTCAGAAGGATCAAATACTGCTCCTGCATCTCCAAAGACAAAATTAGCTCTTACTGAGTTTAGCTCTGGATCAAATGTATGAGTACCTCCACCTAAAGCTACTGCATTATTACTAGCAGTAGGAGATAAATCATTATTAACTGCTATTTGATTATTAGGTGTGTTAATTTGATAAGGTGTAGAGCTAGTAGGATCTAGATATATCCACTCTTTATAATTTATGTTGTAGGTATTATCTTGTATTACTCTATACTGGCCCTCACTAAAAAATACCCTGCATCCAAAAGCTTTATAAACTCCTTTAAACTCTGTATATATATCTCTAATTATATTAGGAAAGTCTATAGGATTATCTACAAAGGCCTGTCTATTATAAAATGTTTCTGTTGATGGATCTACTAAAGGATCTGGATCACTTGCATTGTTTTTCCATTGTATAGCAAAATTATATTGTCTAAATGCAAATAACTCATTAAAATCATATTTATCAGCTATAACTCTCATAGGATAACGAAGATCCTTAAAATTATCTGTTGGGATTATGTTTGCTACATTTGTATATTTATCAATAACTACATCTAGTGAATCTGTTGCTCTAATATCTGTAGTATAAGGAAAAGCAGTATCAGCATAAGTATCAAATCCTGGCTCTATCCATCCTGCCCAATAAGTATTAGTTAATCCAGTTCTTTGTACTCTGATATAATACTCTCCTCTAGGAGCTGATAGTACATCTCTTACAAAAATACGCTCAGTTTCATTTTTAATTATGAATCCGAATGTTAATGTACTAGGCATTAACTCTGCTAATCTTAGGTTAGATCCTTGATCGTATTTTAAAGTAAATCCATCACTAGCTAAATCAAAATATTGAGTAGTTCCTGTAGTATTCTTTTTTCTAATCTCAATAGTATATTCTCTATTGTGTTGAGTTTTAAAAGTAGATGAATATAATATTTGAGCCATGTTTATCTATTTACTCCGTTTCGTCTTTTATTCTCTCTATTAAATACTAGCATTAAATCTGATCCACTTATTCTAACATCTGGAATAACTGAGCCTCCTAAATTATTATTTGCTACTATACTACCAGAGTTATTAGGCATAAACATCTCTGGGCCAGATTCTCCTACCATATATGGCTGGCCTGCTACTACTGATCCTCCAGATGCTCTACCTGGTATAGATCCCTGTAAAACATTACTAAAAGTATCTTTAAATGATAATGAGCTTTTAGTATCTCCTGCACCTAGATAAGTAAATATTGCAGCTAATATAGCAGCCTTAATAATTAAACTAGCTATTTGTTTTAATAAACCTTTAAATATTCTAGTAAATGATTGGAAGAAATTTTCCCCCTCTACTATAGCATCTGCCATCCCTCCTGCAAAATCCTCAGCCATAGATGTACCAAAATCTTTAGCTAATTGAGATAATGTTCTCATTTTTTCAATAAGACCTCCACCTTCTCCACCATCTCCACCTCCAGATTCTCCACCAGAGCCACCACTAGAACCTCCCTCAGAGCCTCCCTCAGAGCCTCCCTCAGAGCCTCCACCAGTCAAACCTAATGAAGCACCTACACTAGCTATAGCTCCTTTAGCCTTATCTCCTGCATTTTTCATAGCCTCGCCAAATGTGCCAAATTCTGCAGTTATTGTTGGTACAGTTCCTTTTAACTCCTCAAGGCTTTCTTTCATATTACTGAAAGGATTAGCTACTTGCTCCTTACCTAATAAAGCTCTTAACTTATTATAGGCATCGATACCCTTTTCAAATGGAGTTAGCAGCATTTTACCTATCTCTAAAAAGGCATTACCTAAACTAACGGCCATCATTTTACCTATTTGACCAAATACCTCTAAGTTATCTGTTACATACAAAACAGCAGCTGCTACTAATGCTATGGCTGCTATAATTGCTATAACAGGAGCATATGCTGCTAACCATGCAGCAATAGATTGTATTTTAAATATTTTAATAGCACCTACTAGAGTTGTTATTCCTCCTGTTACTAATGCTATAGCAGATGTAAATAAACCAATAGAATATATAACTGGCCCTATAGCAGCAGCAAATATTCCAACAGTAACTATTACTACTTTCATATCACTATCTAAGGCTGTCCATTTACTAATAAGTTTATTTAGAAATTTAACCATTTTATTTATTAATGGTATCAGTACATCTCCAAACTCAATAGCTAATCCCTCTGTAGCAGATTTTAATTTAACCATTGCACCTGCAAAACCTTTTAATTGAGTATCTGCTACTTTTTTAGCAGTACCTCCAGAATTCTCTAAGTCTGTAGTTAAATCTCTTAAACCAGTAGATCCCTCTTTAAGCATTGCTAACATACCTGGCCCTGCAATCTTTTTAAAGGATTCCATTATGTCACTAGTAGATAAGCCTTTTGCCTCTAGCTGCTCCATTTGATCAGCTAAAGGAATCATATTTCCTGCAGCATCGTAAACAGATAAACCTAGTTTTGTACTTTCTTCATCTAATTTTACAAGTATATTTTTTAAAGTAGTTCCTGCCTTACCTCCTTGAATACCAGCATTAGATAACAAACCAATAGCTGCAGTTGTTTCTTCTATTGATATACCAAAACCAGATGCTACAGGAGCTACCTCTGCCATAGCATCTCCTAGTTGTTGTAAGTCTGTATTTGTAGATGTGAATCCTTTTGCTAATACATCTGTTATGCTGCTAAGATCTTCAGCCTCTGCTCCAAAACCAGACATAATATTACTAGCAATATCTGCAGCATTAGCTAAATCTAAACTTCCTGCAGCAGCTAAATCTAATGTAGCAGGCATAGCAGACATAATCTGCTCAGTACTAAATCCTGCCATACCTAAAAAGCCCATAGCATCAGCTGCCTGGCTTGCACTAAATTGTGTAGTTCTCCCTAATTGCTTTGCTTGAGTTTCTAGTTTTGTAAAACTTTTACCTGTAGCCCCAGTAACTGCAGATACTTTATTCATTGATTTTTCAAAGCCTGCTGCTGCTGAAACTGCTGCCGTACCTATGGCTAATATAGGAGCTGTCAATCCCATTGATAAGGATTTACCAGTAGATTTAAGAGTACTAGCAGTCTTTTTAAAAGCCCTATTAGCTATCTTTAGCTTAGACTGAAAATCTGTAATATCAGCTCCTAGTCTTAAATTAACCCCTCTAGCCATTTTTAATTAGTTTAGATCTTTTATTTAAGTACTCTAGCCTCTCCTGGCTCATTTTATTAGATGTAGATTTAGATGCTTTTTTATCCCATGCAAAAGGCCATAGTTTCTCTGGCTTAACTCCTTTACCTCCTTTGGTATGTGGTGCTAATGTAGTTGCTGCATGCATTCTAAACCTCTCCCATTCTGATCTATCTCTTAAATCTTGTAGCTCTAAAAAACCAGTAAATTTATTATTAAATTCTCTAGGAGTTAAATCATCTAATTCATTAGGAGTAATATTTAACCATCCAAAAGCTATTTTTTCTAAATGATCAAAATCATTTATAGGATTGCTTTCTATAGTACTTACTTCTTTTTTTTTACCTTAGATGTTTCTTTTTTACCTAGTGAATGCTCAAATACTGCCAGTACTTTAGTCATGGCCTCATCGTCATCATCTAGCATATCAGCTACATCGTCTATAGAGAGTTTAAAATCTTTTTGAGTAACTCTTGCACCATCTTTAAGCCCTGCCCACACTAGAGCTAAAGCCTGCGTTATAGTTATGTTATCTCCTATCGATCCTAGCTCTCCTAATGTAATACCTGTAGCATCACTAAAAGCTCTAAGAGCAGCCATCCCATACTTTACAGGATAGTCTTTGCCATTTATAAATACTGGAGTAGCTTTAGCCATTATACATCAGTTACAGCTAGTACTCCTGTACCTGTCAAAGAAATAGAATAGGATGCCTGATCCTCAGTTCCACCATTTACAGATAAGCTAGTAACATAAGCATAACCAGAATAGTATACATTATTATCTCCTGCAGATCCGTTTGCATGAGCAAACTCTATATAAACTGGAGTACGAGCTAATGCACCATCTGTCGTAGCTTGTGCAATATGATTCCAAAAATCAATATAAGATTTTGATCCTACAACTGCCTCATTTTGATATAAAGCCTCTGCTGAAACACTCCATGATCTCTGACCACCCATGATAGCTTTCCACCCACCAGATGATTTATTACTCTGATCAATCTCGTCCATTGATAGCTCTAATGAGCATGTAGTAGCTGATGCTACTGGTAATTCATTTGTATCTGCAGTACCTACTCTTATAATGAGATCAGTACCATTCATTAAACCTGTTGCCATTTTTTTTTATTTTATTGTTTGCAATTTAATTAAAAAATTTATTTAAAGCAATACTCTAGCTTGAAAACTAAGCAGCTTACTATAATACTTTCTCTCTTTGTTGTAGCCCTCCTGCATTCCATCTAAATTAAATCCATTAACTTTAATGGTATTAAATGTACCAGATGCACCTTGTAAATCCTGGCAAACTGCATCAGCTAATATAGTACATTGAGAATAGTCTAAATGTATAACCTCTATTGATATATCTACCATGTAAACTGGAGCAGTTTGTACTCTGAATGATCTCTTTATATTTATAGGTAATATTCCACTAAGCTCATATAATACACCTATTTGAGGATTGCCTTGAGCTAGCATTGGCATTGGTTGAATTTTATTAGCAGCCATGCCATCTAAATTCATTGTACTGCCATTAGTTAAAATATTAAATATAGCTTTACCTACTTTTAATCCAGTTGTAGCACTCATACCTTTTTAATCTTTTCTAGTTTCTTTTCTAGCATTCCTACTAGCTCTCTTTTCATCTCCTCATATCCAGAGCCTTTCCATGATTGAAAACCTTTAAAAATCATTTTAGCACCTCCATAGGATACGTTGTATTTTTCTGCTCCGTATTCCTGCCAATGTGCATGGAATCCTTTATATGGAGCATAGTATCTAGGTCCGATTAAAACAAATGGTTTGCCTTTCTTACCTCTTAAACCTCTAATTATTCCGAAACTCTCCTCTAAATCTCCACTATCATAAGGAGTAATACTTTTAATTTTTTCTACTAAAGGTTTAGCTAATCTCTTTAAAGTTCTTTTTATTTCAGCATCTTTTATAGCCTCTCTACCTAATTGATTTAAGAGCTTATCTAATTCTTTATCTCCTGTAAGAGAAAATTTAGGCAGTATAGGCATTAGTTTATTGCAGTATGTGCTTTAATTATTACTAGTTGTTGGTTTCCTTGTCCTCTATACTCTACAGATTTAATATAAAATAAATCCCCATCATATGTAATAGAATCTATGCGATCTATTAATTCTGTTATAGATTCATATCTATATGTAAACTGCACATTTTTAACTAGGTTTAAAACCTCTGCAGACATCTTTTCTGATCCAGGCAGCCATTTTATATCTGCAAATCTTTCAAAGCTTAAACCACCATCTGCAGCCATATCTCCGTAATCAGTTTGCTGCTGAATATCTGGTACACTTATTTGAGTTTTGTATCTTAGTCTGCCAGGTTGTATCATTGCCAAATATAATTTTTGTACTGATTAATTATATTAAAATATCCCATAGGCATCTCATCTACTTTTAAAAATGATACTGCAGATCTATTATCATAGTAATGCTGAATTAATAAATACATAGCTATCTTTAATGGCTTTATACTATCTGCATTTTGTGGCTCTATTTCATATTCAATACTAATAGCATCTAATCTATCAAATGTATTAAATGTATTTATAAACTGCACCTTAATTAATCCCATGTGCTGAATTACTAAATAGTCTGTATCTTTAGTTAATGTCTGCTCTACATTATTTATATCAAAATATTTTACTATAAAATCATTAGAGCCATCCCAATAACCCATGTAAGATAAATTTAAAATTAAATTACCTCCTGTAGTTGGAATAGTACCCCAATTTGTAAAATACTCAGTAATAGTTTGTAAGCCCATTACCTGGCCTGTATCCTTTAATATTTTTACTCTAGCTATAGAGATTAACTCAGATATAAATGTATCATCGTTATTAAAATCTACTCTTAGATAATCTTTAGCCTCTGCTAAACTAATAGGCTCTGAATCTGTGTAGTTTTCTATATTTGCATTTCTCATATCCTAGATATAAAAAAAGGGAGCAGGAATTCCCTACTCCCCTTATCATTATTAAATAATCTATTAAGCTACCTCTCCACTTACTAAAGATGTAGATCCTGCAGTAGTTCTAGCAGCTTTACCATCTACTAGAGATACTATTACAAGTCTTGATAAACCTTTAGCAGCATCAGTATAACGATCAGAAATAATATCCAATCCACCAAATGTAGCTAAATGTACATCAGAGAAATCTCCAAATAAACTAGCCTCAGATAATGCAGGAGATGCAGATCCTAAGTTTTGAGTAACATAGTATGGATAACCATTTATAGTCTTAGATGCATAGTCTGCATAAGCCTGTACATAATCTACACCAGATTCCTCTTTCAATTTAGCTAATGCACCTGCATTGAAGATGTAGCTAAAGTTCCCAGATGCAGGATTAAAGTTCTTAGCAAGAATATTAGCCTCTGCTGCAAATAATTCCTCTTTAGAATGTGAAGAACCCATAGATAATGCATCTGCAGTATACCAAATAGAATTAGGGCCATTTGCTGTAGTTTGTGCATCTTGTAATAATGCTTTTTCCCATGTAGAAGAAATAGAACGAGCCATGTTTCTCTGTAGAGCTGCCTCTGCTGATGCATTTTGTGTCATCATCTCAGCACTCATAGAAACTACAGATATAAGCTTGTTTGGGCTTAATGTAATCTCATCTATATTCCCTGCTGGAGATTGTGCAGATGAACCTGCTTCATCAATAAAGCCAGATGTAATGCCTCCAATAATAGGGAATTTACGATCTGCAGTAATACCAGAGTAAAAATTTGCTCCTGCTTGTACAAGTACTAAATTGTTTTGTAACTGATCGATAAATGATCCTACCTCTGTTGGTCTAACATTACCAGATGCTGCAGGTAAATTTTCTGCTGCTCTATGCTCTAATGCTATAGATGGAATACCTACACCTCTAAACAAACGAGTTTTATTTTCGTTTCTAGCCTCTTGATGCATCTCTCCTACTATACCATCCATTTGGCCATTGTAAGCTGCCTGGCAAGCTGCAGTAAAACTAAATCTCTTTAAATCTTTATCAGTCTTTGCTACGTTTTGAGTTTCAAATGTAACAGGCACTACAGGAGTCTTAGTTAGATTCATAGAACGCTCTAAACGATCTACTCTAGCAGTCATGTCTGTAGCAGTTTTTTCTGCTTCATTCCATGCATTCTGTTCATCAGTTGATAGGTTTCTATCCTCAGATTCTGCACTATCTATTAAATTTTGCATAGTATTTAATGCAGAATTTTTAGCATCTTTAAGTTGCTTAATAGTCTTTTTCATTACTTTAATTTTAATAGTTTAAATTTTAATTTACTTATTCCTGGATTCTCTTTCTTATTATTTTTAAATAAGTCTAATGATCTTAATCCTACAGACGTATCATTATAGGCTGGCCTTGTAACGATGCTGACATCTACCAGCCTCTTTACCTCCTTAACCTCTCTAACAAAACCTCTCTCTGATTCCTCCCAATTATCCTTATCTACATAGAATCCAAAACTCATCTTGGATATATCTCCTCTCTCCATGAGAGCAATAGTATCCTT